GCGCTGGACGTATCCCGCCTGTCACCTGAAGCCCTGGCGGAAATTGTGGCGCTTGGCGATGCAACTGACACCGATTGACATCATTGCCGCCGAAAAAGAACTGTGCCGCCGATCACTGGCATATTTTGCACGGCGCGCCTGGCACGTCTTGGAGCCGTCCACGCCGCTCAAATGGGGCTGGGCGCTGGACGCTATCTGTGCGCACCTGGAAGCCGTCACGCGGGGCGACATCAACCGCCTGCTGATGAACGTGCCGCCCGGCACCATGAAGTCTCTGCTGACCGGCGTGATCTGGCCCGCTTGGGAATGGGGCGCGCAGGCCAAGCCGCACATGCGGTTCCTTGGCACGGCGCACAAACAAGACTTGGCCGTCCGGGACGCAATGAAATGCCGTCGCCTGATTCAGTCGGACTGGTATCAATCACGCTGGCCAATGAACCTGATGGCGGACAACAACGCCAAGCTGCGTTTTGAAAATGACAAGACAGGGTTCCGGGAAGCCATGGCATTCGAGGGAATGACCGGATCGCGCGGCGATAGGGTTCTGATCGACGATCCGCACAGCGTTGCGGACGCCAACAGCGTCCAGAAACTTGCCACAGGCGTTACGACATTCCGGGAAGCCCTACCGTCCCGTGTAAATAACGATGAATCCGCGATTGTGATTATCATGCAGCGATTGCACGAGTCCGACGTTTCCGCCGTGGCGATTGGTCTGGGATACACCCACCTGTGCCTGCCGATGCGGTTTGAATCGGACCGGCGATGTTCCACGCCGTTCTACACCGACCCGCGAACAATCGAAGGCGAATTGCTGTTTCCTGATCGGTTCCCAGAGGACCAAGTGGCGGACCTTGAAAAGACCATGGGCATCTACGCCAGCGCCGGTCAGCTTCAACAACGCCCTGCACCGCGCGGCGGCGGCATGTTCAAGCGGTCAGACTTTCGCGTTATCCAAGCGGAGCCTGCGGGCTATCGGTGGGTGAGGGGATGGGACTTGGCCGCAACCGATGATCCCGGAGCGGCACGGACGGCTGGCGTCAAGCTGGGAATCGGCCCGGACAATCGCATATGTATCGCTCATGTTGTCAAAGACCGGGTAAACGCTGCGGGGGTTGAACGGCTGCTGGGCAGCACGGCGGCGGCAGATGGGCGGGCGGTTCGTGGCTCAATTCCGCAGGATCCTGGATCCGCCGGTAAATCATGGGCTTTACATCTTCTCAAATCCGCGCTGATGGGTTACAGTTACACGTCAAGCCCTGAAACGGGCGACAAAGAAACGCGCGCAATGCCCCTGGCGGCACAGGTTGAAGCCGGAAACGTGGACATTGTGGCAGGCGATTGGAATGGTGACTTTTTGGACGAAGCTGCGACGTTCCCGATGGGCAAGTTCAAAGACCAGATCGACGCTGCGACTCGCGCGTTTGATATGCTGTCGGGCGTAAACAATTCATGGGCTGGAACAATATGAGTATCATGGACGGCCTGCGCAACATCGTCGCCAATCTCGGCACAGACCGGGACAAGGCGGCGCACAGTTACTATCACAACACCACGATTGCCGATGACCAGCTTGTCGCCATGTACCGCACCAGCGCGATTGCGCGCAACGTGGTGGATCTGCCCGCAGAGGATGCGACCCGCGAGTGGCGGGAATGGCAGGCCGACGCGGAACAAATCACAGCAATCGAGGCTGAGGAAAAGCGGCTGGGTTTGCAGGGCAAGACGATGCAAAACCTCAAACGCGCCCGGTTGTTCGGCGGCGCTGCCATCTATATCGGCACGCGCGACCTGGACGCATCGAAGCCACTGGATCCGGCCCGGATCGGCAAGGGTGGGCTGCAATATCTTGCCGTCTTAAATCGGTCGGAAATTACCGCCGGTGAAATCCAACGCGACCCGCGCCTGCCTGGGTTTGGCAAACCGATCATGTATCGGATGAATCCGGCTACCGGCGCGTCTGTTGAAATCCACCCGAGCCGCCTTGTCATTGCAATGGGCGAGGAAGTGCCGGACGACAGATATTCCGCACATCCCGGATGGGGTGACAGTACGCTGAACGCCACGATCAGCGCCGTGCGGAACCTTGACGCCACAATCGCCAACGTCGCATCGCTGGTGTTTGAAGCCAAGGTGGACGTGATCGGCATCAATGGATTCAACGAGGGGCTGCGCAGCGGCGGCTCGGAATATGAGGCTGTGGTCCTTGCCCGGACCAGCCTGACGGCGCGCGGGAAGGGCATTAACGGCGCGCTGCTGATGGACGCCGAGGACACATACGACCAGAAAACCGCCAGCTTCGCCACGCTGCCTGACATCATCGACCGCTTCATGCAGATGGTATCGGCGGCGGCGGGCGTTCCGATGACCCGGCTATTCGGCATTGCGGCGGCAGGTATGAACGCTACCGGCGCGGGCGATGAGAAGGTTTATTTTGATCGGGTCCGCGTCATGCAGACGCTCGATCTTGATCCAGCAATGGAAATCCTGAACGAATGCCTGATCCGTTCGGCGCTGGGCAATCGCCCGCCTGAATTGCATTGGACGTGGCGTCCGCTATTCCAGCCGACTGCAAAAGAACGGGCCGACATGGGCAAGGTTCTGGTTGACAGCGTAAAAGTGTTGTTCGACATGGATATCTTGCCAGAAGAGGCACTTGCTGATACAATTGTAAACACACTGACTGAAAGCGGGGCGTTTCCCGGGCTGGAGGGCAAGGTGAAAGAGTTTTTTAACGTGGTGGAGTCAGACGAATGAAAATGACAGACGTCGCCACGCTTGCAGGTGCCCGGGTCACAGACGAAGGGTATCTTGTCGCCAATGTTCGCACCGCCCGGATCGGCACGCAAGACTATCTCGGCTCTGAGTTGGACCGTCCCGATTTGGAAAAGGTGACAGTTTACCGCGACGAGTCTGAGGTGTTCCGCAAGGCCAGCCTGCAAACCTTCGGCTTGTTGCCGGTCACTGATGACCACCCCGCCGATCTGGTCACGGCTGACACGGCCCGTATGGTTTCGGTCGGCACCACCAATGAGGAAGTTTTGCGCGACGGCGAGTATCTGCGGATCGGGATCAAGCTGACCGACGCCGCCACGATCCGCAAAGTGCAGGACGGCAAGCGCGAATTGAGCGTAGGGTATACCTCGGAATTGGTATGGGGCGACGGGATCGCGCCGGACGGGACCGCGTATCAGGCGCGGCAAACAAACATCGTGGGAAACCACATTGCTATTGTGGCAGCCGGACGCGCTGGCCCACTGGCAAGAATCGGTGACAGTCAACCAAGCACTGTAGCGCGGTGGGGCGCATCCCCCATCACAGACGAAAAGGACGTAATCATGGCAGACGCCATCCAGACGCGGACAGTCCAGATCGACGGCCTTTCCGTCGTGACGACCGACGCAGGCGCGCAGGCGCTTGAAAAGCTGATGAAGGACATGACCGCTGCCGAAAAGAAGGCTGCTGAGGAAATGGACAAGAAGGACGCCGAACTGGCGGCCAAGGACGCCAAGATTGCCGACATGGCCAAGTCGATCCTGTCCGACGCGGATCTTGACGCCAAGGTTGCGGCCCGGGCTGATCTGATCGGCAAGGCCAAGGCAATCGCCAAGGACGTTGCTACCACCGGCCTGTCTGACGCTGCCATCCGCAAAGCCGCAGTCGTGGCGGTTCTGGGCGATGCAGCAATCACCGGCAAGTCTGACGCCTATGTCGATGCGCGCTTTGACATTCTGTCAGAGGACGCGGCCAAGGGTGATCCGGTGGCCGACGCGCTGAAAACCGGCGTGACGGTTGCGACCGACGCGCGTGCCGAATACGTCAAGGGCCTTGGCACAGCCTATCTGCAATCTGTTGGCAAAGGAGCGTAAATCATGCCTATTCAAGACGCATTCGGGGCGGCTGTTGCTGTCATGCCCCTTGGCTACGCAGGCATGATTGCCGAGGGCCAGCAAGTCAAAGACGTGGTGTCCAAGCGGGTCACCACTGCCGTGATCCCATTCGGGCGTGCGGTCGGTGCCAGCGGCACCACACCAGGCACTTGCCGCCTTGGAGGGGTTGGGTTCGAGGGTATCGCAATCGCTGACAAGAGCCGGGTCGATGACGAATATGTCGTGGACGAAATGGCGGGCATCTTGCGCAAGGGCACGGTTTGGGTCGTTGCTGACGGGGCTGTCACGATTGCCGGTCCCGTCACATTCACGGTCGCCACTGGCGTTATTGGCGCACGGGCCGTTGCTGCGGGTATTGTCGCGATTGCCGGTGCTAAATTTGAAACGGCAGGCGCTGACGGCGATCTTGTCCGCGTCTATCTGGGTTAAGGATCAAAACAATGCCTATTGAAATCATGGACGCACCCGCAGCACTGGGTTACGTCATTTCGCAGCGCAGCCACATCGAAGCCGAGGTGATGCGCAAGCCGTATCCGACGATCCTCTACCCGCGCCTTATGCAGGTGGACACGTCGGCAAACCAGTTCGCCGCATCCGTCACGTTCTTTACCCAGGATTCGGTCGGGCGCGCCAAGTTCATCAACGGCAAGGGCGACGACATCCCTCGCGTTGATGTGACGACCGGCAAGTTTGAACAGACCGTCAACATGGCGGGCGTGATGTATTCCTATTCGATTGAGGAAATTGGCGCGGCTGCACAGACGGGCATGAATCTGCCCACTGAGGCGGCCAATGCGGCGCGGATGGCGTATGAGATGCTGGTCAACAGCACGGCGCTCATCGGCAATGCTGAACTGGGGATTGAAGGGTTCTTCAACACTACGGGCATCACGTCGGTGGCAAGCGCGGCGACCTTCGCACTGTCCACGCCTCAGGCAATCCTCGCATTTGTCAACGGCCTGCTGACCGGCGTTCAGTCGGGAAGCCTGGGAACGCAGGTGGCGGATACCATTGTGCTGCCGATCGCTCAGTTCGGGGATCTGGCCACCCGCCAGCTTGCCGCAGAAAGCGACACGACCGTTCTGGACTTCATCCGGCGCGCCAACGTCTACACCGCGCAGACCGGTCTGCCGTTGAACATCATGGCAGACCACAATCTGGTCAACCGCATGGTGGTTTACCGGAACGATCCTTCGGTGGTGAAATTGCATATGCCTATGCCGCTGATGTTCCTCTCACCTCAGGCCGTAGGGCTTGAGGTGCGGACATATGGCGCATTCCGCTTTGCACCTGTCAGCATCCGCACACCATCGGCAGTGCGGTATGGTACGGGTTTGTAACTATGACAAAGCACACCAGCACATACCCTGGCACGCTGGTCCTGCCAGACGGCACTGAGGTCAAACTCGGTGGCGACGTTTCCATTCCTGCCGATCTGGCAAAGAATGAGGGCGTGACCGGGTGGATCGAAAGCGGGTGGCTTGTGCCGGTTGCACAGCCTGTCATGCCAAGCGGCAAAAAATAACCATCGGGCGGGCTGTCATGGCCCGCTCATTCATTGGAGCGTCACAAGATGATCGGCAACGTCACAGCACTGATCGCATATGCCGGGGCGCGCGGCACGGTAATCGCTGACACCGCCGCGACTTTGCAGGCGCTGGTGCGGGCGTCCGACTACATCCAATTTACCTATCTGGACGGATCGACATGCACCGTTGACAGCGCGAACGTCGTGGAAGCCACCTATGAGGCTGCGATTGCTGAGGTGGCATCACCAGGCATCTGGACCAAGACATTCACGCCTGCCGATCAGAAAGTTCTTGTCGGTGTGGGTGATATCAAATGGCAGGTGACGGG